CTTTATTTGTAGAAAAACTATCTAATGCTTTTGCCATTTTAATAGGATCTCTATTGAATGACATATCTCTAGCTTTTCTAAATTCCATATACACTTGTTTTGTATTTAGAATTTCTATGTAATACTTAACAGATTCGCACTTGCTTTTAAAGACCCGAACACGCCATTCTATTGAATCAGGTTGTCTATAGGGTAACATACCCTCTTTTGACCATACTCTTATACCAAACAGATTATGGCCTTCTAATGCGAACCTTGACGTTCCATAGTTGCTTTCTACAATGGCTTGAGCCACTATAAGTTCAGTATTTATGTGTTTATTTGTAGGAATGCTAAAATTGAGGTAGGAGATACATTTTTTAAGAGAAGTAATGAATTCTGAATTGTTATGGTATTCAAACCTTGGAGGACCAAAACCCAGGCTTTTTGCCCAGGCAATAATGGCGTTTTCAGTTTTCTTTTTTGCTATCGGATTTGGGAAAAATGTACCTAATACAAATGCTAGAAGAGCTACTATCAAATATTTTATTAACAAACTCTTTATTGTCATAGCATTTACAGTGATTTGAGAGGCAGCATCCAGCCGCGAGATTGTTAATACAATTAATCTTTTTCGATTTCATTAACTTGGTAAAACATATTGTCAGAATCCTCTGTTACCCAATTTTTATTTTCTACATTCCAATACGTAGTCTGGACCTTATAATCAGGCTTATGTGATGAAGTAGTAAAGCTAGGCACGTTCCACAAAATACGATTGTTAGGCTGAATTGCATAATTACCGTTACAAAGAGCCAAAACATGACCACACTTATGTTCGTGAGGTATTTCAGAGTGTTCCGTGTCCAAGATATTAGCATCTGGATGAGCCCAGTCAATAGTAAATAGATACTCTGCATTATATGTTTTTCCTTTGTTAATATACTTACAAGATTGACCTTTTAAAAAATCAAAGCAGATAATGTTAGGAAAATAACTAAATGAATTCCATAATTCAAGATCTTTGAGATCTTGGTCTGGGACGTTTCTGCGATCAAACCCTTTTTGAATAAAAGCGCTGATGGGTAATCTGTAATAGATTGCACCCGATTCAAGTAGACAATGAAATAATACTGCACGGCCAGGTATGCTCGCAACACCAAAGACCACACAATTTTGAGTTTCTCCATAATTTTGTTTAAGATCATATAAATATTCCCTTCTTATGTTACAATAAATCGGCGGAATGTTAGCATTAAGATAAGACATAATCAATCATATATATCGCCCCAATTTTCACCAGATTCATAATCAACTTTATTGGGTACATCAAGTTTAACTGCATTTTCCATTATATTAATAATTTTTTTAGCATGTTCAGGAGATTCAACCGATATATCTAATTCATCATGAATTTGAATATGTGCAACTATACCCTCTTTGTATAACTCTAACATAGATTTTTTAGTCATATCAGCAGCTGATCCTTGAATTAATTTATTTAAAGCTTTGTAAGTATAAGCTCGCTTGATCCCTGGTCCATGTTCCTGGAGTGCTTCTTCATGAGGCAATGCTTTATGAACACCGAATTGATTTGGTTCCCATAAAGGAAACCTACACAACCTACCAAGTAATGTTCTAATCTGACCACGCTCCTGTGATCTATTTGAAGCTGAATTCATAAGTTGTTTAACAAACGGAACTTTAGCATGATACTGATCAAAAAGTTCTGTAGCTTTTTCTTTAGACACACCAAGTTCAGCCTGTAGTTTTGTTTTACCCATTCCATAAAATAGTCCAAGGTTAATTGTCTTAGCTTGTGATCTTGGTATGTTAGCCATATCAGCAACAATTTGATGAAAGTCTGTATTAGGATTATTATTATAAGATTCTATTACAGGATACACAGATGGAAATTGATGCAAAGATGCATAGTGTACAACTAGTCTTGGTTCTTGCTGTGAATAATCGAAACAACCCCATGTATGTTTTTCTTCCGGTAAAAATAAAGATCTAATTAATGGTCCAAGATCCTTGTTTCTTGCTGGTAGTTGTTGTAAGTTTGGATTATTATAACTAAATCTTCCAGTTACAGTTCCACCTTGATCTGATCTAATTTGATTAATCTCAGCATGAATACGTCCCTTATGTTCGTATCTAATGATCGTATCAATAAAAGTTGTATGTGCTTTATTAATTTCTCTTGCCTTTGCAATCATTTTCACTATAGGATTAGAATGTTCTTGTAAAAAATTCTTTGTAAAGGATGGCGCTAATGATTTCTCAGTTGTATCATAAGGTAGGCCAAGTTTATCAAAAACTTTTGCTATGCTTCTTGCTGCCCAGATCTGCGGTTCTATCCCTGTTTCTTGTTTTACTTTTAATAATAATTCATTCTCTTGTGCTGTTAGTTGTTGTTTCAGCTTGTGTGCTCTTTCTATATCAACTCTTACACCTTTAAATCTCATATCAACTAAACATGGAAACAAATCCGTTTCTAAATTAAATATAGATTCTATATCTTGATGAACTATTTCTTTTTTAAACATCTGCCACAGTTCTAATGTAAGTTCAGCATCTTTCTCAGCATATGCTCCAACTTCCATAGCTGGTAGTTGCCACATATCTTCTTTAGGATCTAATCCTCTAGATTTGGCTGCTTGATTTAAAGCTGCTTCACTTTTACCGTAACCAAGATAATCCCAAGACAACATATTTAAACTATATTGAAATCTATTCTCATCAACCAATGATGCTGAAATCATAGTATCTACGATTAAACCATTGATTTTAATACCTAATTGTCTTATCCAACATACGTCATACATTGCATTATGAAATATTTTTATTGATGGAGTTGCCATGGTATCTTTAAACCATTCTAAAACTTTCTTACGATCCATGTTAGGACCTGATCCATGCGCTATTGGAAAATAAAAAGATCTTCCTGGTACAGCAACAGCTATACCAATTACTTCTCCATTACCAATAACTGAACCCGATCCTTTTTTCTTTAAGTCAGGGTCTCTAGTTTCTAAATCTACCGCAATCTCATCGTAAGATCTAAGATCAGGAAATTCTTCTGGTTCTACCCATTCCTTCTGTGCTTCAAATAGAGGTACTTTCATAATCCCTTTCTATAATCATTTCTATATAATGAATCGCTTTTAACAAATCTTGTTTCTTTCCTTTATCTTGGTGCCTGCAAATATATTTAATTGCATTACCTTCAGCAAATAATATCTTATTCTTATTAATAAATAAAGAGGGTTGTATTTTATATTTTTTATAATGTGCACCCCCCACTTGTTTAAAAAATGCTTTATTAGTCATAGTTGATAGCCATACCTTTCTTTTTTTGATTTAAGTAAATATAAATTTTCCATAGATCTAGTAACACCTACATACCAAACTCTATGTTCTTCATCTTGTTTATCTACATTCTCAGCAGTAGATTCTCTGATCTTTCTTGCATTATCTAATACAAGAATAACATTCTTACATTCACCTCCTTTTGCTGCATGAATTGTAGATACTTCTATTCTTGGTTCCTCAGATAATTTTTCTCCATTAGATAACATACTTCTAATATAAAATTCTTCATTGAGATCTATATTAACAAATGCATCATACCATTTTATTCCTTTATTAAATCCTAAGTCTTCAATTTTGATAGTCAATTTATCTTTAAATTTTTTTTCATCAAATGATTCTTCTAAATATTCATATATGTCTTTACAATCAACAACAGATATCTCATTACCTTCTGTTAAAGATGTCCATTTTAAAACTGATTGATAAAGTTTATTGTTAAAACTTTTTCCATACATATTTTTAAAATAAAAATTATTTGTTTTTAATAATTTTGATATTTCCAATGCTCTATAAACAGTTCTAGTTAATATTAACCATTTATCACTATTCATATCTAAACTATCAAAATTAAATATGGATTCTACTTTTCCTACAATAATATTTCCTTTTGTATCTTTTTTAGGAAAGTATATTTTTTCTTTTCTATTACCCTGTATTCTATCTAAAATAGTATTTGATATTTCTTGAACAGCCTGTGGAATACGTTCTGATTGTTCTAGTACTTCTTCTATTGCCGGTTGATTAATAAATCTATTCACGTCAGCGCCAGCCCAAGCAAATATAGCCTGGTCGTCGTCTCCAGCTATAAATATATCCTTAGATTTATTATTTAATATATCAAACATTTTCCATTGAATAGGAGATAAATCTTGAGCTTCATCAATAAATACAATGTCAAATGAAGGACACTTATCTTGATTTTTAATAAACTGAGTTATCATGTCCGTGTAATCACATAAGTTATAAGCCTTTTTATAATTTAAAAAATTTTCATATATGTGATTTAATATTTCAAAATCTATATTTCTGCTCCACTCATTGGTATTAAATTCATCTTCTATAGATATGTCTTTAATTCTAGCTTTATTTATTAATTTAAAATATTCATTGTCGCAATTTAAGTAACCTGTTTCATTAACATCATCATAATAATTAACTCTTATACTTAATTCTTTACCTATTTGTTCATAATGAACGGGTTGCATTACGTTTTCTTCACTCATTCCTAAAGTATGAAAAGCTAATGAGTGTAATGTTTGAAAAAATTTAACATCAGACCTAACATAATCTTTATGTATATTTAAAAATCTATTTCTTGCCTCTGTTGCAGCTTTTCTTGTAAAAGCAAAATATCCAATTTTATTTAATGGAACACCTTTAACTAAATAATTATTTACCTCATTTAATAAAGTCATCGTTTTACCTGTTCCTGGAGGTCCTAATACCTTTTTTATCATTAAAATATATTCTTGTTACCTTTAATCTCTATGATCTCTGTTTTAACCTGTTCTTTTACAAGTAGGTTAGTAGTTATCTTCATAACCTCAACGGGTTCATTTATAACAGTTTCATTATTTATTTTTGGAAATCTTTTTCTAATACCGAACTCTGCTTTATATCTTTCTTTTATCATTTGTGCTGTTCTAGATTTATTTTCTTTCCATTCTTTATTTTTTAAAGTATCAAAAAAATTAGTAAATTTAAAATATGCAAACCCATCTTCTATTAATATAGCTCCCGTTTTAAAAGAAGCATATGATTTTGCCTTTGGTCCATTAATATATTCTTTTAAATATTCATTTATTAATTCATTAGGAGTTGTTCCTTTTGGTGGCTGTTCAATATCAACTGGAGGAAATAGTTTAGCTATAACATTCTCAAAATCATTACCTTTTATTTTTGCTACATAGATGTTTGCCGACTTCATTATCAAAGATCTTAATTCTTCTTGATCTTTAATCTGTTTTATATCTTTTGCTCTGACTTCTTTAAATCCTTTACTGTCAGGTAATTCAACAGTAAATTTAAATTCTGGTTCTTGATAGTTTATTTTAATTAAATTATTTAATGAAGGAAACATTGTTTTTTTATCAGAACCAACACCATGTTTTCTTTTAAGACATTCTGATTTCATACAAAAATTAACAATAGGTTCTTGAGTGCAAGAATATCCTTTTGCGCTATCTTTTCTCCAAGATTTAATCTTATCTATTATTTTTCTTTCTGATCCCCAATCATCAGATACAACACCATTTTCATCTTTTAAAAAATATTTTTGTGGTGCTGTTTTAACTACATTTTGCCAATTATCCGGATATTTTTTCTTAGCAAAAATCATATAATTATATAACCATCTATCTCTACCATCTTTTAAATCTTTTTTAGACATGATCTGTAAACAAGGAGGGCCATCATTAAATTCATCAGGACCTCCCTGTAAGACAGTTTTCACTAGGGCTAAGGAAAACTCTTCTAATTCTTCTTTTGTTTTTTTATTAAAATTAACTACATTGATAAATTGTTCTAATGTAAAAGTGGTTCCATCGTAATTAATAGCCAATCTTTCATCTTGATTAAAATATGGAAGGTTTATATATTGTCCGTTAGAATATTCTTTTTTATCTTCGTCAAATCCAAGTTCTGTTTGTTTTGGATAAATTTCAGTGCTTGGTTTTAATCCTAATGTAAACAACAAACCTTCTAAAAAATTTCTTACTATGGTAGCTCTAACTTTTGATTTTAAAAATAAATATAAATGTAGTCCACCGCTCTTTGATTTAATTGGTATTAAAGGAAGATTGTTATCTTTTATAAGGTCTAAATATTTTTTATATGGAAAATTTGAATAACTATGTTCTTTATCATCTATATCTATGGCGCCAAAACTTGCCGTTCCTTCATCATCACATGGTTGAATACCTATAGATGTTTTACCGGTTAAATGATCGGAATAATCTTGTGTTGATATTTCTCTAAAAGACCAACCATATTTTTTAGGTTTCTTTTTCTTTGTATTTGGATCTATTGTAAATTCATCTAAATGAGCAATACCAAAATTTCTTTTTAAACCACTAAATATTTCTTCAAATTCTTTCTCCATACAGCCCCGTGTGTAAGGGGCAAGAATTAACCTGCCCCATTATTTTATTTAAAAGTGGGCTTCAGATGCCTTTTCAGACCCGCTGGACTCACCATGTTTAACTTTAATGTCTCCTTTAGAAACACTTTCAGCAAACGATTTAGCTTGTTGATATAAAGAAGAATCCTCTACAGGACCTATCTTACTAACTTCCCAACCAAACCATGTACCTTTATCATTAGACTGTTGAACAGATCTTAACTTATATACATGACTAAAAGATGCAGGGGTAAATAAACCATTTTTACCTTTCATCTTTATAGAAGCCATCATGCTATTCCATTTTCTACTAATTTTTAATTGAGTAGATTTCATAGCAAGTAATGCTGTTGTTGGAGTTTGACCACAAACAATTAAAAAATGACTTGCAGTTTTTTCAACATAATTACCATTAGGTAATCTATCTCTAAAAGAAGCATCTCTTTTTGTTTTAGTTAATATATCACTAGAAGAAGAATGAATTCCTACTGGAGCCCCTGATCCTTCGCCTCTTTCTTGCCATTCAATATATTCCAATTTATAATGACAAGGTAATACACTCACTCCTTTTTCACCATCAAACAGTTCTCCAGTTACAGAATTATAAATCATTCCAGGTTCTGCACCTTGAACATATTTACCATCTCTTTTGTTAACTTCTGGAGATAACTGACCTAGTATTTTAAGAAATGGTAATGCTAAGTCTTCATGACCTATATTACCAAGACCTTTATCAGCATCATCTTCAAACATACTGACAACTAGAGCCCCTGCAGTTACTTTCTCAACTACTTCATTTGACTTTTTTGTTTCTTGGTCCATCGTGCTTTGTGCTTTGTTCATTTTTATTTCCT